CGCAACACCATGCCCGGCATCGATCCAGACCTGCAACTGCTCGCCCAGCTCGGCCGGCAGCTCCTTCGAGTCATCGCGCCCTTCGCGGCTGGAGCCCGCCTCTGAGAAATCAGCAACCTTGGCCCGCAGTACCTCCTGCCACCTTGCCAAGGCTCCCGCTTCCATCCCAGCCATCAGCGTGACCAGCTCGGCCGGATCGGTGCTCAGGCCCGCCTCGCCGCCGCAGAGATCTGCGGCGAACTCGGCCAGCTTCCCGCGCCGCTCCATCTCCTCGCGTAGTTCCGCCTCGACCTCAGTGCGCACCTCCTCGCGCAGCTCGGTCCGCGCCTTCCGCTTATCCTCCAATTCCGCCAGGATCTCTTGGCGGAGTTCCTCACGCCGCTCTTCCTCATTCATCTCGACAGTCTCCCTTCCTGTTACTTCTGAATAGTAATACGACTCAAAGCCCGGAGCTTCGATCAGCAATTCCCCCAGCTCGCCAACCTGCGCGGCGAAGGAGTCGGTGGCTTCATCGATAGCCCCGCCTAGAGCCGCTCGCTGTTCAGCGGATATGACCCCGGACATAGCCATCTGGTCGGCAACGCTGGCAAACGATTGATGTATACGCGCCCGGAAAAACGCAGCCACGCTGATCCGGCCCCTTCCCCAGGCATATAGGCCTTCCGCCAGCTCAACCGGCCTGAGCCCTTTTACCGCCGGGAAATTAACCAGCGAAATGCTCGTCAATACCCAGCGCGCCGTATCAATCGCGGCGCTCAGATACTTGTAGATCTTTTCCCCGACCATGCGCTCGCCCAGCTCGTTCCAGTCCACCTCGGCCAATAGCCGATCGCCCTCGCGCCACAGCTTGGTAACCCAACCCGCAGCCTCGCTGCGCTCATGATCGACATCGATCGGCACGTCCTGCCCAGCTTGGTTGGCCGCGAAATTGGCCACCATCGCGTCCAGGACCTCCGACGTGATCTCGATCTCCCGCCCGTGGGCGTCGGTGAACGTACCGAGTCGCAGAAACTCCACCGGCTGCCCCTCAGCGAACTCCGCAAACAAGAATCCCGATGCTGTCCCCACTGTCATCCTCCTGCCTGGGCGGCTACCCGCTCCACTATGTCCAGCCCCGCTCCCGCCAGGAGCGCGTCCACCTCACCGAGATGGGACTGGACCACCTCATCTGTCGTCTGCCAGCGGCCGCGGTGCACCCGCCCTTGCCGCTCCGGATCCTGGACCCAGGGGCCGTAGGGCGTCGCGTTGCCGATCCTGGCATCCAGCACGTGCCCGCTCATCGTCATGTGCGGCGTCGCCGTTGTCCACAGCCGTCCCAGCGTCCCGGTCCGGCGGTAATCGCTGTCCGCTGGCTGCGGCGGATAGTCCGCCGCGTACGTGGCCAGCAGCAGCAGCGCCTGGTGGACGGTCTCGCCCACCCTCTCCATCGCCCCGCCCTCGGCCTCAGCCTGCAGCGCATCCTGGATGCCTTTCAGTTGCCGCTTGAAATCCGCCAGGTTGCTGATGCCGATCATTTCACCGCCGCCCGCACGTCGCTCAGCATCTGCCCGCCATAGTTCTCGCTGACAATCATCCCGTGCAGATCGCGACATCCCGCCGCACCGCCCCACGGCGTGCTCAGCGGCCGCTTGCAGACGCGGTCGTCGCGCACCGTGTACCAGACCACGACCCATTCGCCATTTGGCAAGAGTACCGGCCGGGTCGCGCAGCGACAGCGTGGGTGCGCCGGCGCGCGTTTCAGCGCCGACGGGAGTCCCAACTGCTGTCGCACGATCTCGTTGGCCTCGTCGTATGCGCGCGTGACCTCTGTCGACGCGATCATGTCAGCGCGCACCTCGCCAAACGTCGGCGTCAGCGCCTCTACCAGATCCGGCAACTCCGCTCCGGCCTCGATCCAGGTAGCCACCGCCTCGAAGACGCCCTTGCGCGTAGTCTCCGTGATACCGGTGATCAGCTCGTCAACGTATTCGCGCGCCCATGCTGCCGCCGCCGCATTGACCTCGGTCCAGTCGGCCCCGCCGCCCACCTGCGCCGTCGTATCCTCGACCGCCAGCCCGACCAGCGCCCGGACCACCGTCATCAGCTTGCCCAGGAACGTCTGGTGGAACGTGGACGATTCCCGCTGCCAAAATTCATCGTCGTCAGCGACCTCGCGATCGCTGCCCGCCGCAGCCGCCACACGCTCTAGCTGAGCCTTCAGGAACTGCAATATCTCGCCGGCGAAACCGCCTTCGAGCTTCTTGCGCTCCTGATCACGGCCGTCGTAACCGGCGGGCTCAGCGAATTCCGAGAGTGCGCCGCCGGATGCATCTCCATCGCCGGCATCGTCCGTGACGGGCTTCCGTCCCCGCTGATCCGCCGAGATAGATGGCATGCCCGTGCGCTTGCGGATCCAGTTCTCGTCCTCCGGCGTCCACGTCAGCAGATCGCCCACCTGCTGCAGCCAACTCCCCAGCTGGCCCAGAGCCGGCTTCTCGACCTTGGTATGCGTCAGCTTCGCCTTACCGGCTATCCGCGGGTTGTACGCCAGCAGCCTCGGCACGCCGTGCGCATTGACCACGTTGGCCAGCCGATCCAGCGTCCCATCAATGGCCATCAAGAAGAGCTGACTCTTGTCCGAGCCCAATGCCCAGGAGCCCGTCTGCCCGGTCCCCAGGTTGATAAAATCCGCCAACATCGTCTGCAACATCAGCAGCCGATAAAACTGGATCGTGTGCAGCAGGGCCTCGGCGCTGGAATTGCTCACGCTCTCCAGATGAAACTTGACGCCGGCGGGCACACTCAAGTACTGCTTGGCGTCCACCGACAACGCCTTTCCGATAGCCTCTACCGCAGCCTTGTCGTCAGGCTGCGGTACTTGCTCGAACTCGAAGACCGGCAGCCCCACAAACGAGCGCTGCCAGCCGATGCCGTTGATGATCTGCAAATTCTTGAGGTAGTACCAGGTCTCGTACAGTGACTCCAGCAGCGCCATCCCCTCGGGATTCCCGCCGTCGCGCTGGAACGTGAAGTGCAGGCTCTTGTCGATCGGGATCGCGATCTCCTGATACGCCGGCGCCGGCCGTTGGACCATCCCCTGCAGACCGCCGGTCGCGTCGAACTTCCACCGGGAATACGACGACTGCCGTCGCGGCGCCCACTTGCGCCACCCGATCGTGCCGTCATCCCGGCGCTTGTAGACGATCTCCAGCCAGGACCAGCCGAACAGCACGCAGGTCAGCGCGTCCTCTATGGCGTCATCGGGCGTGTGGCTCATGTCGCCCAGGCAATCCTGCAGAAAGTCCGCAGCCTCACGGTCCTCAACGGATTCGCTCTCCGGCTCAAAATACCAACTCGCCGTCCGGCTCAGCATCACCAGCGCGTTCCACATCGTGCGGATCGTCGGATCCCGGCGCCGCATCTCATCGTAGACGCCGTACGCCGCCGGCCACGCCAGCTTCGCCGTGTAGGTCTCCGTTACCTGTCCGGCAAACTGCATCAACCCGGTCTGCCCGACCTCAGTCAGTGGTATTCGCGCCATCAGCCCCCCAGATTACCAAACGAACCCATTTGACCCCATCGATCGCCGTCGCCCCCACCGATCTCGCCGAACAGATCCCACTGACTGGGCACGTCCGGCGCCTGCGGTATCTCTCCGAAGCTCATCGTCGCCGGCAGCATCTGTACGGCGCCGCTCACCGCGTCCACCTGGTCATCGTGTGCACCCAGCGGGAACGCTACCGCCTCGCTCAGGAACGCGTCCACGTCCCACCCATTGGCCGCCACCAGGTGGACCAACCCGTCAGGGATCCTGGAGGCCCACACATTCGCCCGGACCTCCTTGTTGCCCACATTCTGCGGATTGACCCCGACAATCGCGCGACCAACGAGCTGCGGATCGCGCTGCAGCTCCTGAAAATACCCGCCCTGCTGCCCGCTGATCTCGATCCCCTGCGTCACCGATGCCGGATCCCGCAGCATCACCTTGATCATCTTCGACCGCGCATCCGCCCACGGCCCTTTCAGTCGCGCAATGTGCCGGATGTAGAGCTTGCCGTCTGCCGATCTCCCCAGCCGCGCGCCGGTGATAAAGTCCGCGCGCTTCTTCCCAGAGACCGCCAGGTCCCAATACCGCACCTCGCGTAGCCCTGCGGGGATCTGGCCCGACCTTATCTGGTGGATCTCATACGCCTTGATCAGCGCGCCCTCCAACTTCTGGGGCCGCTGCCCATACATCGCGTCCCATTCATACGTTCCCACATTGGATTTAATCCTGCGCAACGCCTCCAAATCGTACTTCGCGCCCCACAGCGGCTCGCCCGGCGACCGGCCCAGCGCGTCCGCGCACTTCCACCAGCCGGCCTTCGCGGCTTTGGTCGCCTCGTCCGTCGCCACATCCTGCGCCCACGGCTCCGCGATCGCCGGCAGATTCAGTACCGTCCACTGATCCGCGCCGTCCTCCTCCACCATCCGCCGCAGGAGCCGTCCGGCCAGATCGTCGAAGTGCCACCGCTGGTGCATCAATACAATTGCTCCGCCATCCTCCAGCCGCGTATAGAAG